CGTCGGCGATGATTACCACTGTGAGATCGGCTGGCGTTTCTACGTTCACCGGTTCACAAAGGACGAGGATGACACGATAGCGTCTGCTCTCTGGACCGCGCTTGACCAGCATCCCGCGATCGCCGTGCAGCATACCGTCACGTTTGAACAGGACACAGGGTACATCCATCACATATTCGCTTGCGAATGCTGCTGAGGTGATCTGTATGGCACAGTTCGACACAAGTGGGATAAAAGAGCTGATCGATCAGATGCAGCGCATGGGCCTTGACATATCTGACGTTGCTATGGAGATGTGCGATGCAGCGGCTGAGGAGATCAAGAATGGCTGGAAGAGATCTGCAGAAGAGCACGGATTCCGTGTCACCGGAGCAATGATCAATTCCATCGGATATCCGGAAGGACCCATAAGCGCAGGCGGCATGACATATGTCGATGTTTATCCGCAAGGGAAAGACGGACGTGGCGTGCGGAATGCCGATAAGGCATTTATCCTGCATTACGGATCCAGCCGGATCCAGGCATCGTATTGGACAGATCAGGGCAACCAATACGCAGAACAAACGATCCCCGGCAGATTGCAAGGGATCTGGGACAAGTACATCGCGTCAAATTCGTAAACGTTTTCGAATTTGGCCATTACACGAAAGGAGCTTATTGCCATGGCATTTGTTGGCATGAGGCACCCGGTCGTCGCCACCGTGGCAACGGAGGTCGCCGGCCAGGCGTTGACCTATAACGCGGGCATGGTCATGGGCCATGCCATCCAGGGTAATCTGACAATTACCCGCAACCAGAACCCGCTGCATGGTGATGACGTTGAGGTCGAGAACGACAACAGCGTCACCGGCATGAGCATTGAGATGGGCCTGGACGACATTCTGGAAGCTGTACGCGTGTACATGCTCGGCCTTGAGGCAGTCAACGGCGAGACCAACCAGTGGAACGAGACCGCCGCGCCTGCACCGTATGTCGGCTTCGGTTACATCCGCGTCCGCCGGAAGAATGGCGTGACGTCCTACCAGGCGATCTGGTATCACAAGGCGCAGTTCGGCCAGACGGCTGAGAACAGCGCGACCAAGGGCGAGGCCATCGAATGGCAGACCCCGACGCTGACCGGCCGTATCATGGGCGTATATAACGGCAGCGGCAACGAAGCGAGCTTCCGGTACATTGCGTCCTTCGCCACCGAGGCGGACGCGCTTGCCTGGCTGAATACCAGGGCTAACATGTCCGGCGGCATGGCGACCATTACGGTAGCCAGCGCGCAGGGCTCGACCAGCGGCACGACCAAGCTGACCATCTCCGGTTATACGCCGGGCGAAGGTGAGCACTACGTCGTCAAGCATGCCTCCGGTACGGCCCCGGCCATCGACTTCGGCGCAGTACCGGATTACACCTGGACCGCATGGGACGGCTCGGCCGACATCACGGCGACCAACGGCAACAAGATCACCGTGGCATCCATCAACGCCGCGGGCGAAGCGGTTGCCTCCGGCAACACGACCGTCGTCGCGCACGCCTGATGATTTCATGGGACGGGGTCTCCGGATCCCGTCCCTTCTTTCACAATAAAGGGGGACATATGGCAGAGATCACGATCGCAGGGCGCACTTTCGCGCTGGCGTTTACGCTGAATTCGATGATCGAGATGCAGAGGCAGATCCCGGATTTCAGCATGGCGAAAATTTCCGAATACCCGCGCACGCCGGAAGGCTTGCGCACGCTCATCCTGGCGCTCGCCCGGGAAGGCGAGTTCCTTGAAGGCCGCACACTGGATGTTGATGCAGTCTGGCTGGGCTCTCATATCAAGCCCTCGCCGGCCCGGATCGCAAAGATCCAAACGGCCATTATTGAGACAATCATGGAAGGCATGGAGCTGGAGAACGATGAAGGATCCGAAAATGAGGAGACAGATGTCGTGCTCGAAGAGATAAGAAAAAAAGAGACACCGGGCGCGTGACGTCGCGCATGGTTATGAGTTACGCGCTCACGGCCGGGCTGACATACACGGAGGCGCTGCACATGGCGCCCGGATTGATATTAGATCTTTTTCTGTACCGCCGGAATTATGACGACACCATGCATGGCGTGCAGAGAAAGAAAGAACCCAAGTGTTTTGACTGAGAGGTGAGATCTTGGCCAACGAAATCAAAGCGCGGTTTAAGCTTGACGGCGAGCAGGAATTCCGGCGCTCGATGAACGAGGCTGCGAACGCCATTAAGGTACTCGACAGCGAGCAGAAGCTCGCACAGGCGCAGTTTAGGGCGACGGGCGACGCGGAGACCTACCAGGCGGAGCAGACCAGGATCCTGAATGAGAAGATCGCCGAACAGCAGAAAGCTGTCAAGGCCGCGGAAGAGGCCATGAAGCAGCTGAAGGACAAGGGCGTCTCTCCGACGGATAAGACCTACCAGGCATGGGCCACCAAACTGAATACGGCACGCACCCGCCTGGTCAATATGGAATCCCAGCTCGATCAGGTCAACGGTACCATGGAGCAGACCAGGGCCGAGGCCGACAGCGCCGGCGACGCGCTGCAGAACGTCGGCAAAAAGTTGGAGTGGGGCAATACCATCACCAGCCTTAATACGCTGAATCAGGCGCTGCACTCTGTCCTCGACACCGCCGGCAGGATCGCAGCTGCGGTCTGGAACGCCGAGGTCGAGGCCTCTAGGTGGGCCGATGATCTGGCCACGGCCGCCGCTCAGGCCGGTATTGACGCTGAGACATACCAGAGCTGGCAGTATGCCAGCCAGTTCATTGACACGGAAGTCGGAACGATTACAAAGGCCATGAACCGCATGGCCAAGAATGTCGGTTCCGAATCCGCAGAGCTTGTCAAGATCTTTAACAAGCTGGGTGTTGCGACACGCAAGGCTGACGGCAGCGCGCGTGACGCGCAGGAAACCTTCTGGGATGTCATTGACGCGCTCGGCGCGATCGAGGATCCCACGGAGCAGGCGATCTACGCCAACGCGATCTTCGGCGAGAGCTGGACAGAGCTGCTGCCGCTGATCAATGCGGGATCCGCTGCATATAAAGATCTTGCAGAACAGGGACGAGAGGTCGCAGTCGTTAGCCAGGAAGACGTTGACGCGCTCGGCGCGTTCAATGATGCTTTTAACGACATGAACAGCAGGCTCAGCAAGGCGAGGAACACGCTGCTGGCCAGGCTGGCACCGTCCTTCACAAAGATCGCAGATGCCGCCGGCAGCGCAGCTGACGCCTTTAATAAGTTCCTTGATTCCGAGGAGGGATCGGCTGCGATCGACGCACTTAACAGCGCGATCGAATCGCTGATCAGTTCGCTCCTTGGCGAGGATAACGGCGCCGGTACGTTCGCGTCGATCATTGATCTGGCGACCGGCGCGGTCAACAGTCTGACAGAAGCGCTCACCTGGATATCCCAGAACGGAGATACCGTCTCCGGCATCGTGAAAGGCCTAGGGATCGCGTTCGCAACACTGAAAGTCGCACCCAGCGCGCTCGCGTTCGTGCAGCTGCTGGGCAAGATCCCGATCGGAAAGCTGACGTCACTGTTTGGCGGCGGAAGCGGTACAGCGTCCGGAGCGGGCTCCGGTGCAGCATCTGCTGCATCCGGCGCTGCTTCTGCGGCCGGAGCTGGCGCAAAGGTCGCGATCGGCAGCAAGATCCTGCCCGCCATTGCCGGCCTTGAAGCCGCCGGCCTCGTAGTCGCAACAGGAGAAGCGATTGCAGATATGGCAGATGAGCTGAGAGAGCAGGGCACGCTCCTCGGCATCGGCCAGAGAGACGAAAACGGTGCGATCGATATTGGCGGACTTAAGTTTGGAGGATCCGGAGAAACCACATCGCTGTGGAGCGCGATCGCATATTCTCTGGGGCTGGATGGCGGCGGAAGCGGCGGACGGGGGAAGACCACGGAAACCCGCGACAGCATGACCGGAATGACGGCGGAAGAACTGCAGGCTGCAGCTGAGACATATAATCAGCTGGCAAACAGCCAGGACAAATCAGGTGATGCCGCAAAAAAGAACGCCGAGGAGACGAAGGTCCTGGATATGCGCCTGCAGGAGCTGCAGCAGAGCGTCAATCTGCTGACCATGATGGGCGCACCGCAGGAGGAGATCGACGCGCTGCTGGATCAGATCGAGGAGATCTACAGCCAGATGGCATCCGACATGGAGGCCGCCGGCGAAGAGGGCGCAATGAACCTTGCGACAGGCATCAATGCAGCTGCAGCTGCGCCGATCAGCGCAGCCGAGTCAATGGCTGCACGTGTATCCGCAGCTGTCAGCAGCGCTCTGGGTGCTGTCGGACGCCTCGGAAGTATCAATTACGGCAGTATCCTGGGCGCTGCGTCGCTCGGGAATTATACGGCCACAATTAACATGAACGGCAAAAAGGTAGGCACCATGGTGGCGCCCATCGTGGACCAGGTCCTTGGATCCACCGTGGTCGACGGCAGAGGTTAGGAGGCAGCATGAGGCATATAGAGGTTAGCATCAACGGAAACCCGCTGACGACAGCTGTGCCTAAGGCGCTGCTCCAGCAGGTCGTTGAGGAAAATCCCAAGTATGACATCGAAAGCAATCCGCGCGCCGGCGCTTTCGGACAGTTTATCGACAGCGCGCAGCGCAGATCCCTGACGGTGCATGTTGATTTCACGATCCGCGAGCTCTATGATCTCGCAGCACGCGCTCAGTCCCAGACATGGGCCGCGAAATGGGCACAGGACGGATATCTGACTGTCAGCTACAGGCCTTATCAGCGGCTGCGTGTGGCCGTTTCACAGCGGCCTGCGCTGCTCTCCGTACGCAATTACGCTCAGGGCTTTCGGGCCAGCTTCACGGCACTCTCTGTTCCTTACTGGCAGGACTCCGGCGTGACGACGGAGACGCTCACCGGTACCGACAAGTCCGGCACTATCACACCGACCGGAACGCTTTCCAAGATCCCGGTGGCCGTCACTGTTTCGCATGCGTCCGGGACACTGACGACGCTCACGCTCACTGCCGGCACCACGCAGATGGCCTTCACGGGCCTATCTGTGGCCGCGAATACGGATCTCATCATCGCTTATGATGATGATTATAACCTGAGCATCAAGGCCGGCAGCACAGGCGTTATGAGCGCGCGCAGCGCGGCTTCCAGCGATCATCTGCTTGTCACGCCTGGCGTCGAGAACGCCATCCGGGTACAGGCGGACGTCAGTGTGTCAGCCGCATTCACAGCAAGGGGGCTTTATCTATGATTGAAGTCAGACTCCCGCGCTGGCTCGGCCTGGATTTCAAGGAAAAAGGCCGGATCCGGCCGAGCGAGCTCCAGCTGAAGCTTGAATGCCCGGGCGTCTCTGAGGCTCAGATGACGCTTCCGCGCGGCGCGCCGGTACCGGCGATGCACGAATGGCTGGAAATCTACACTGCCCGCGGATCCGCGGGCTTTTTCCGCGTTACGAACACGGTAAAGACCTTCACCGGCGAGACAACGCTGACGCTTAGACACGCCGTGGACACATTCGCTGACAGTTATTTCGACACCCAGGGCGATTATGAAGGCACCGTGGCCGATTACATGGCCGATATTATTGCTGCGCAGACCGCACGCCTGGGCGGATCCGCGCCATGGCAGCTGGGCGTCGTCGTAAACGGTACGACCAGTTAT